AGCAGAAACCCTCTCGGTCACCTTCTACTCAGGTGAAACCGCTACCGATGCCGACGGCTCGGTCACGGTCGGGATCACCGACGAGGCTGGAGCGACCGTTGTGGCTTCGGGCGCGACGACTACGTCGTCAGGCTCAGGCGTCTACACCTACTCCCTGGCAGCGCAGTCCGACCTCAAGGCCTTAACGGCCACCTGGTCAGGCACCTGGGGGTCTGCCATGTCCTTCGTCACGCTCCATGAGGTCGTCGGTGGTTTCTACACGACCCCTGCCGAGGTCCGAGCCATGGACTCCATCAGTGGCGAGTCAGGCACGTTCTCAGCGGCCGATGTAGTCGAGTCGATCGCCTATGCCACGGCCATTATCGACGACTACACCGGCACATCGTGGGTGCAGCGCTATCAGCGTGACGTGCTCAATGGCACCGACGCCGCCACCATCAAGGTCTCTGAAATGTTCCCCACCAAGGTGCTCTCAGCGTCCATCGGCGGGACTGCACTCTCGTCAGCCAAGATCAACGAGATCGCCCTGTTCGACGACGGCAACCTGACCCGCAAGTCGGATGTGTGGAACTACACGCATCCTGGCAACAAGGTCATCATCGAGTACGAGGCAGGAGCCACCACGGCTGCCCCGCCCGACGTCGCATGGTGCGCCAGGACCATTGCTCGCTACCACCTCCTGGAGCAGGTCTCCAGAATCCCTGACCGGGCCATCTCGGTCCAGAGCGAGTTCGGCCAGATTCAACTGGCCCAGCCGGGCATGAACCGGCCCACCCCGCTGCCCGATGTCAACACGGTCTTGAACCGTCACCGGCATCGGGCTCCCACCATGTTCTAGGAGCCCTCATGGCTTGGCTTATCGCTGCCCTGACAGGTGGCGGCCTCACCCTCATCTTCTACGGGCTCTCCCAGGTATGGCCCCCGCTGGCCTTCATCGTCGGCGGCATGGTCGCCCTCCGGGTTGCCTGGACTCTCGACGGAGGCCACACATGATCCGACGCCTCCTAGGCGGTGACATCGAGCGCCGTGAGTTGACATTCTCTGACATCTGGCGACGTGGCCTCGACATCACAACGGCTAGGACCACGTCTGGGGAGATGGTCGACTACGACGCCGCCCTCACGCTCTCAGCGGTGTACGCCGCTATCCGCCTCCTATCGGACTCAGTGTCGACACTCGACCTCGACGTGCTGTATCGCTCACAGGGCTCTGAGCAGAAGTTCCGGCCACTACCCGGCTGGGTGCTCGACATGAACGCCGAGTTGCGCAACCACGAGGTCCTCGGCCAGATCGTCACGAGCCTCCTCTTGGACGGCAACGCCTACATCACGACGCTCAGAGACACCACAGGTCGAGTCATTCATCTCACAGTTCTCGACCCTTCAGACATCACCCCCACGCTCACCCCGAATGACGACAGCATCCAACGCCTCACCTACACCTCAGCCAAGGCACCCGGCAAGACGTTCACCACCCGTGACATCACAATGGTCCGGGGTCTACTCAAGCCAGGCCAGATCGAAGGCGTATCACCCGTAACAGCCGCTCGCGAGTTCCTCGGCCTAGGCATCGCAGTCCAGAAGTTCGGCGCATCGTTCTTCGGAAACGGAGCCCTCCCCGGAGCACTTATCGAGGTGCCTGGCCAACTCACCCCCGAAGGTGTCGCCCAGGTCAAGTCCGCCTGGAACGACGTCCACCGAGGCGCTGCCAACGGGTCCCGGCTGGCGGTGCTCACTGAGAGCGCCAAGTTCTCCAAGATCAGCCTTAGCCCCGAGGACTCCCAGTTCCTTCAAACGAAACAGGCCACTGTCCAAGACGTGGCCCGCCTCTACGGCGTACCGCCCCACCTGCTCGCAGATGCCTCTGGCTCTACGTCATGGGGCTCAGGTCTGGCAGAGCAGAACGTCGCCTTCGCCCAGTTCTCACTCCGCCCCCTAGTGACCCGCCTGGAGGCGGCACTGACTTCGATCATGCGCTCCGAAGGCATCGCCGTTGCCTACGCCCGCTTCGACCTCGAATCCATGCGCCGCTCAACGAGTGACCGGTGGGACTCGTACTCGACGGCCATCCAGACAGGGGTGCTCTCCATCGACGAGGTCCGCTCCTATGAAAACCTCCCCGCCCTCCCTGACGGCCAAGGCACCAAGCACTACGTCCCGTTGAACCTCGCTCCGGTTGACGCCGAGGAGTCCTCCTCGCTATAGGGCCGTTCCCCTCTACTCCCACTGATGGGCGCGGCGATGCCACCTCAGCGCTTCCGCATCTGGCCCATAAGATTTCATACTCAACTTCGACAACTCCTCAAGGCGCCGACCATCTAATCTTCGGTACTCCATGTCGTCTACTTGCTCGTGGACACGAACAGTGAAGTCAGCATCAATGATAAGGAGCCCAGCGTCGAAGAGGTCGTGGATGTCGGCTCGCAACAGAAGGCCGTTCCTCGCCGAATGACGCCCCTTGCTGGCGACCCCCTTGATGTGGGCTGCTTGAAGCACGGCTTGCTCCTCACAGCCAGTTACCGCACACCGTCCGCTTTGGGCATTCAGCAACTCATCACGGAAGGCACCTTGGCCCTGTCGAGTGCTGACGACTCGAAAGGACATCTCGACATCACTATCCATCCACTCTCGATCTTTGGAACGCCTTCCATTCATCCAGCCTTCAAGAAGCCAGACCATCTCGTCGTTAGCTCGATCAGCGGCGCCCCAGATCCGTTGCTTGAAAGCCGTGTAAGGAATGGGTTCTAGCTCAAGTTCCGCAGAGAGGCTCCGATCCCAACGAATGTCAACGGCCCACTCCCCCCACGACTGATGGAGGAAGGGCTCGCGAACAACTCTTCCAACACTCGTGATCTCGCCACGCGGCAGCGTGAAGTACGCCCATACGTAATCGTTCACCTGGATTCTTCGGTAATTGGTTGAAAGACGCCAGGTCGAGGTCTCGCCCTGCTTCGCAGACTCGACGAAGGTTCGGGCATCAATCTCCTCATCTCCACCAATCGCGTACTTGCTCGTATCGCTAATCGGATAGACGAAGTGCTCTGGGGATCTACTCGCCTCAAGTTCCATCATGAGATTCTTCCCGACATTCAACCTCGGTGCTTGTAACCCGTCGCTGCCCCGAGTCGCTTCACCCTCTAAGCCCGTTCTCAATCAACCCAGGAGGGTGCAGGGATGGCCTCCACCACCATGTACGAAGTCAAGGCGGCACTGCTCACCAAGTTGCAGGCCGACTCGACTCTCTCGTCGATCCAGACCACCTACGGCGACAGCGGCGAAGCCATGCGCCGTGAGTCCATCTTCATGGGAGACATCACCGCCAACTCCCACGACCCTGAGTCGCTCTCATCAGGTCGACGCCGTCGCCGCGAGGATTACACCCTCGACGTGATGGTGGCGGTCCAGTCCAAGGCAGCCGGTCTCCAAGAGGCCGAACAAAGGGCAGTGACCCTGGCCTCCGCAGTCGAGAACGTCGTAGCCGACTACCCGACTCTTTCAGATTCCGTCACCGGGCTCCTCTTCATCGAGTGCTCGGGAATGTCCATGTCCAGTTCAGAAGCCGGGATCGACGGACCCCGTGTTCTCATCACCATCCACGTCAGCGTGAAAGCGAGGCTCTCATGAGTCCAGCCAAGACCACGGCCTCAGCCAAGGTCACCTACAACGGTGGCCTCGACGGGGTCATCGTTCATCTCCCCTCGGGCGCCACCGAATTTCTCCGAGGTGTAGCAGTCGAGGTCCCAGCAGGTGACGCCACCGTGCTCGCCAGCCACCCGGACTTCGCCCCGGCCGCCACCACACCCACAATCCCCAAGCCTTCTAAGGAGGTCTCATGAGTTCCATCCTCGACCAGGTGGTCCAAGTTGGCGTCGAGTCGACCTACGGCACTGCGGTCGCCCCCACCCGCGCCTTCGAGGCCAAGGCTGACGCCTGGTCCCGTGACGTGGAGTTCATCGAGTCCGTCGGCTTTCGACGTGACATGCAGACGATCCGCTCGGACCGTCACGACACGATCAGCCTCGGAGCATCAGGCTCCATCGAGGTCGACGTGGCCGACAAGGGCCTAGGGCTGCTGCTCCAACACGCCCTCGGTACCGCCGTCGCTCCTGCCCAGCAGGGTGCCACGGCTGCCTACCTGCAGACCCATTCGACTGATGACACAGGGCCGACAGGCTCCTACAGCGTCCAGGTCTCACGGGTCGACAGTGGAGGGACACTTCGCACCTTCACCTACGAGGGCTCAACCATCACCGGCTTCAACATCGCCCAGGAGTTGGGCTCGGCAACGTCGATGACGTTCAACTTCGACGCCGAGACCGAACAGACCTCAACGGCTGAAGCCACCCCGGCCTACGTCGCCAGTGCAGACCCGTTCGTCTACACCGAGGCGACCATGGAGATCGACGACTCAGCGGTCACCAACTTCACCTCCTTCACCCTCGAAGGTGATCTGGGGATGAAAACCGACCGCCGCTTCCTTACAGGTTCGGCCACCAAGTCCCAACCAAAGCGCATCGCCGTCCCGTCCTACACCGGAACCATCTCCGGTGAGTTCGCCGACCTGAGCAACTTCAACACGTTCATCAACGGGACCACGTTCAAGTTGGAGTTCGTCGTCACCAAGGGCACCGCTATCGCAGGCTCGTACTACCCGTACTTCCATGTCACGATCCCCGTGGCCAAGTTCACCGGCTCCACGCCAGTGGCCAGCCTCGATGACATGACATCCATCGAGTTGCCTTACGTCGCTCTCGACAACGGCTCAGACGCCGCTGTCCAGATCACCTACATGAGCACCGACACGTCCTTCTAGTGGCGAGTCGTCGCAAGGCCAGGAACCTCATCGAGGTGGGCGGCATCTCCCAGATGGCCTCCTCACTACGTCGCCTCGGTGACGAGGACCTATCCAAGGAGATGAAGGCCGCCTCCAAGGCAGCCGCTGAGAAGATTGTCCCCTACGCCAAGCGCAGGGTCCCGGTGCGAACCGGAGCACTTCGTGACTCGATCAGGGCTGGGGCCACAAGGCGCTACGGCCAGATCATGGCCGGGACGGGTGTCAAGACAAAGCCCTACGCCTACCTCATCCACCGTGGCTTCAACCAGAGCGGAGGACGAGGCCGCTACGTCGGAACGAAATACATCTCAAAGGCCGTGCCCGACGCGTGGCCTCAGATCGTCGACGAGTACGTCAAGTCCATGAACAGGATCGCCAAGGCGTTCCAGAAGAAGCACGGCATTGACCGTGTCTACGGAGGCTTTCGCAAGTGAGCGACGACATCTTCAACATCGACATCAATGACCTCACAATCGCTGAAGTGGTCGAGATCGAGGAGCGCACCGGGTTGCCCCTGGACGCCCTCGGCCAGGCCGACAAACCCAAAGGCAAGATGCTCCAAGCACTCGCCTACATCGTGAAGCGCCGAGAGGACCCTGATTTCACCTGGGAGATGGCGGGGGCTCTCAAGATCAGCGCCACCTCAGACAAGGTGGACCCTACAGACGGCGACGAGTAGTCAACCTGGCTCTCGTCGCCCATCGGTTCGGGTTCTCCTGGGCCGACGCTCAGATCCTCAAGATGTGGCAACTCGCCGCTCTTGTGGACCACATGGACACTGAACACAAGCGCCAGAAGGCCGCCGACGCTGAGGCCCGGAGGAGACGCTAGTCAGGCTCAACTCGCTCAACGAAACTGGAGTAACTGGGGCACATGAAGTAGACGGCGTTGCCAACCAACTCAAACTCCCGCCTCAGCACCGTGTCCTCTACCTCCTGTCGCTTCGCGCTGGTGGCGTTGGGTTCGATAGCGAGAAGGACTGCCATCAACTCAGGAGTGTTTTGGGCTGCTCCACGGCGCATGTGAGATACGAGCACTGCCTTGATTGCTTCTCCATGCGGAGCCTTAAACAGATCCGTACACACGGACTCTCCAGCACTTACAAATGAGTCGAGTGAGACCTCAAGTGCTGCAAGGAACTCTGCACTTCCACATTCGTGTTTGATGGGTAGACCCAATGTCACTGCATAGTCATAGGCCTCCATACAAGACAACACCCGCTCGTTTCGGAGCATCGCCCGAAAGTCCTCAAGCGCTTCAGGAGCAACCTGTGCTTGTGCCGGTTCGGTGACCGTCTCCGCCGGAGCCCTCGTAGTGGTGGTTACACGGGTTGTAGCCGGAGCCCTCGTAGTGGTGGTTACACGGGTTGTAGCCGGAG